CTCCCACGCGAGCGGGTAGTCCTTTCCCTCGGCCCTCCGGCTCACGAGAACCCGACCGGTGGATGCCACCACGCACACGGACGCCACGATATGGAACGACCCGGCCGGCACCGGCCCGTCGCCCCGCCGGTGGAGGGTGCCGGTGGGGGTTCCCTGGACGTCGGTGACGTCCCACATCTCGTCGTCGGCCATGCCGCCATCCTCGCGCGGCGGCGACGGAATCGCGAGACGCGTGGCCCACGGAAACGGAAAAGGCCCCCACCCGTGAGGGTGAGGGCCCGGTGGTGCACCCCCTGGGACTCGAACCCAAGTGACGCCCGGACCAGGGCGCCTCTCCCGCGTGATTACGCATAAGTGAGGGGGTCTGAGGGCATTCGAACAGGGGCGAAAGGGTGCGGCATGTGGGCAAAATGTGGGCAGCTCAGACGGCGTGACGACGACGCTGCTCGGCCGCTCCGGCATCCCGTCGACGGCGCAATCTCCGCACGAGCATGGGCCGCAGCTCGAGCGCTTCACGTGTGTCGATCACTCGATTGAGGATCTGGAAGTAGCGCGCGGGTGGGATGCCAAAGCGGGCTCGGATCGCCTCGTCCTTCCGACCTGACCAGCGCGGCCACTGCTCCTCGAAGTCGAGCAGCTCCGTCGTCATGATGCTCGTCATGTGGACAGTCTGCGCGCGGCCTCCGACATCCCGGGTACGCTCCCCCGCGTGACCCTGCCGCCTCCGATCGCGTGCCCGCGCTGCGGGACTGCGATCGCCGCTACGTGGTGTCGCGTCTGCCGGGTGCACGTCATCCCCGTGTCGGGGGAATGACGTAGCCTGTTGCCCTCTCGGCCGGAGGAAGGATCCGGCGACCCGTGGGAACGAACAGACGCTACGCGGATGCGGTCGACCGGCGCATGAACGATCGTGCGCTCGTCACGATCGCGCGAGACGGTGAGCTGCAGACCCTTACCCCCATGGAGCTGCGACTCGACGAGGTGCCGCTGACGATCGACCCGAAGCCTCGACGCAAGGTGAAGGCGTGGGTGCGGTTCGGGACCGTGCCCGTCCAGGTCGACGCCCTCGCCGCGCGGTGGACACCAGACGCCGTCGGCATCATCTTCCACGTCGAGGAGACCGAGTACCGGTGTTGGGTGTGGGTCGGTGCCGTCGATGAACAGCCCCTATGACGGTCGAGGTGGATCGGGGCTCTCGTCGAGCAGGTCGTACAGCGTCGTCTCCAACACAACCGTCGCGATGTCGAATTCGAGCGCTGCCGGCGCAGAGACCCGGTTCGCCATCACCTCGACCTGCGCGGCTGGGTAGAGGCGCTCGAGATCTATCGCCTGGGTCACAAGTTGTCTCTCAAGCGCAGGCCACTTCGCCTCTTTGAGCGCCTCAGATATTTCCTCGAGCGGCACTCCGTCGAGGATGCGCCGGACCTTCTCGATTCGGTCGCCAACCGTCCCCGCGCCCAGCTGCGCCGTGACCCCGCCATTGGTGAGTTGAGTGAGGAGTCTCCGCCGAATCGTCCGCCACTGAGCGAGGAGCTCGCGGCGTCGGTCGCGGGTCTCTCGGCGGCGATCCAGCCGCCAGACCGCGCCAGCAACGATCCCACCCGTGACGGTGCCCACGATGAGGTCGGGGACGAATGTGCTCCAGTCCATGTGGGAACCGTAGTGCCCTAGCCGATCATCCCGGTGGGTTCCCGCTCGGGCCACCACTGGTCGTAGTAGTCACGGAGGGCGGCCCGGTAGTAGGCGAGCGCGCGTTGACATACCTGCGCGGGAGTGAGCCTCTTCAAGGAGTCGGGCCAGGACGCTGGGATCGGAGCGAAACGGGCGTAGAACTGACTCGTCGCTAGTGTGCCCGGTAGCGGGTCGAGCGGTTCGCGGCGTTCCTCCGGGCTGCCAGCGTCGTCGACCCACCAGATTCCATCGTTGTTCATCTGCACCTGATCGCCGCGGATCCATCTCGGTGGATAGAAGTCCGCGGTGTTCAGTTCGGTGAGGAGGAAGGAGAACTTGAGCGGGCTCATCGCCCGGTGCACGAAATCGTCTCGTGCGTTGTCGAACCAGACGACGAGCGGGTCGGTGTCGATCTCACGACGCCGCCGCTTCTTCCATGCTTCAAACTCCTCCGCGCGCGCCGCGCCCTCTGATTGCCTGAGCCGAGACTTGGTGATCGCATCCATCGCGTATCGAGCTGTTGCCACCGCGTTGAGCACTTCGTGAACGCGTCTGCGGACATGTCTCGGGGTAGGCGGGATGAGCGGGGAATTGAGGTCGTTGAGCGCCTCGCGAGCGTCGTCAAGGACATCCAGCACGCCCTGGATATCGAGGTACGTTGGCCTGCCGGATCCTCTCGCCATGCGCACATCGTAAGCGCCCACAACGACGAAACGCCCCCGGCGTCCCTCACTGGGAGGGGCGTCGGGGGCGTCGTCGATGGTGGAGCGAACTTGCGGACGGCGGCTCAGGCGGTGGCGAGGGCCGGGTAGTAGCTGACGCGGCTGTTCTCGACAGCGTCGCGGTCGGCGTTCGAAACGGCCGAGGTGAACACGATGAGCTCGGCCCACTTGCCGCCCCAGAACTGCGAGACGTTGCCGCCGGAGATCTGCCCGTTGAGCAGCAGCGTGTCGATGGTGGAGGTGCCGGAGCGGGTGTAGGCGACGTCGGCGAGGCTGGTGCGGTTCACGCGCTTGCGGACGACGCTGCCGGTGTCGATGAACGTCAGCAGCCGCGGGGTGCCGGAGACGAACGCCGCCGGTGCTTCCGCGGTGGTGCCGACGGGCAGGTAGGACGCGGCCGCGTTGTCGCGGCCGAGCTGCGAGACGCTGCCGCCCGTGATGTGCTGGGCGGGCACGTACCGGGCCGAACCCCCGCCGCGGGCTTCGTGGAACACCGCCCGTCCGCTCGTCGAGGACGCGGTCGCCTCGACCACGGCGAAGAACGATGCCGCTCCCGCAGCGAAGGCGCCGGGAGCGACGGCCGACATGTAGTCGTCGACGTTGTCCATCGCGGCGGCCTGGCGTCCGTTGATGGTGACCTGCACGCCGCCCTGCACGAGTGCGAACTGCGCGGCCGCGGTCGGCTGCTGGAAGTGGCGCCCGTTGCCGGTCTGGTCGTAGGCGGTGCGCAGCAGCCCCGACCCGGATCCCGCGAACGCGAGTCCCTGCCCGACCGTGTAGCAGTCCAGCTCGGTGTTGTCGGAGGATCGTCGCATGCGGAACAGGGGGCCGGTGTAGGTGGGCGACAGGTACGAGAACCCGTAGAGCGCCGCCGGGGTCGCGGTGAGCCCGGGGATGCCGGGAACCACGAGCTTCTCCATCAGGGCGAGGTCGCCGGCGGAGATGGTCGCGGCGCCGGCTTCGATGTACTGGATGCGGCTCACAGTGTGTATCCCTTCTGGATGACGAGCTGCCCGACCTTCACGCCAATCGCGGCGTAGACCTGAGCGGTGAAGTGGGTGGTGTCGCCGGGCAGGTACAGGCGGGTGGGGATGCGGTCGTCGGCGATGTCGGCGATGTCCGTCGAATCCGGGGTCATCCCGAGCACCGTGAGGAGCTCGTCGCGCATCCACGCGTGCATGTCGAAGTACGTCCCACCGGTCGAGACGTCCCCGTAGGTGGCGAGACTGGCAGCGTTCGCGGCCAGGCGCGCGGCGCGACGGGTCGCCCCGGTCCCAGACGCGGAGATCCCCTCGTCGGTGCGGCCGGTGATCCCGAGGATCAGTGACCGCTTCTCCGTCGACTCGATCCCCGCGACCATCATCGTGATGTCCTCCGCCAGGCGGCTGGTATCGGACTGGGTGACGTTGTTCCGCCCGACCCAGATCACCCGGGTCCGCTTCCCGACCCGGCCCTTCCATGCCGAGGTGAACGGGCTGGTCGCCCGGATCGCCTTCGCCGTGGTGAGCCCGGGGTGGCGGAACTCGATCCCTGCCCCACCGGACTTGAACACCAGCTGCCCATCGACGCGGGTGCCGTCATCGGTGATCACCGACCCGGGCACGATCCAGTCGTAGGTGCTGGACGAGTACGTCCAGGTCCGCGACGTCGGTCCCATCGCGGACACGGCGGTGACACCGGTCGCGGAGAGCTGGTTTGAGGGGAAGGTGAGGTACCCGGTGAGGTCGCCGGAGATGAGCGCCTGGTGGTGGGAGAGCTGCCCGAACATCGCCAGGCTGAGCCCCGGCATCCCGGTCGTCGCAGGCAGCGAGTTCTCCGGCCAGGTGGTGCCGGAGGAGTACGTCAGCGAGTCGCCGAGGTTCAGTGTCGCCTTCTCCGGCAGAACCGGGCTCGCCACGACCGCAGGCCCGCCGCCAGACAGACCGAACGCGTACACGCGGCCGGTGCGGCGGACGCCAAGGAAGATCGCCCCCGTGGTCGGGTCGGCCACCGCCCACAGCCAGTTCTCGTCACGGATCACCTTCACCGTGCGGTCACCGAGAGTGCCGTAGTCGGTGAGGGTGTCCTCCCGCAGCCACGCCTTTGTCTTCCCGCGGTCGTCGATGCCGAGCAGGATCGCCAGCGTCGTCGGGTCGACCACCCCATGCGACCACCCCGCCGCGCGGATGACCTGCAGCACGCGCGGATCCGGGCCGGTGAGGACGTCCTCCGCCGCGAGCGCGGTGCCCACGGCCGCGGCGGCCGCGGTGATGACCGTGCCGTCCGACGCGATGATGTCTGCCGCGATCGGAGCGACGCGCTCGTCGACCGCGTCGCGTGCTTCGGTGTCCTGCCGGATCGCGAGCGCCATCGACGCCGGGGTGGCGACCAGCAGCCGCCCAATCGGGACCATCTGTCCTGCCATCAGTTCACCCCTTCCGGTGCCCACACGAGCGCGCCGTCTTCGGTCTGGTCGTTGATGTCGATCCACACGATCCCCCCGACGGGCGGGGGCCCGATGCCGACGAGGATCGTTCCCGGCGGGAACACGCCGATGAGGTCGGTGATGAGGCCGCCCTCACCCGGAGCGATGAGGAAGGGCCACTCGGCGGTGCCGAATCGCCACTGGTCAGGATCGGGCCCGTCGGGGTTGAGCAGCCACCGCATGCGCGGCTGGTACAGCAGCCCGGGTTGGGACTCCACCTCGACGGTGAATGCGCCGGTGGACGTGTTGAGGGTCGCTTTCGCTTCCACCCCGACCAGCAGCGCGGACCCGCCAAACCCGTGCGCGCGAGGCACGAAGAACAGCTCGGGTGCGCGGTTGGCGGGGATGGGCTGGCCTTGGTGGTCCCACGCGTTGCCGGTGATCTGGACGAGCGCCACGGGTGGCTCCTCTCTGCCTCACCCCTAGAGGGTGATGGCGGCAGGGTGATGACCCCGATGACGTCGGGGTGACGAGGGTGGAGCTGAGGGGATGGGGGCGGCGGCTTGTCCGGGGTGCGAACGGCCGCCGCGCAGGACGACTACTTCGGCGAAGCGAAGAGGATCCGGCCCTCGTCGTCGGTGACGACGCGTGCGGTGGGGGAACTCAGCGCCGCGTCGACCTCCTCCTGACTCGGGGGCTGGTACCCGGCGCGTTTGGTCGGGTCAGCGGGGAGGGTCTCGAGGATGAGGCGCACGAGCGACGTCAGCGCGGCCAGCGCAGCCGCCTGCAGGACGAACGCCCAGTCGACGTCGGTGATGAGCGTCGCGCCCACGAAACCGGCGACGAGGGACTGCGCGAACGTCTTCACGACGCGCTCGACGGCGGCGAGCCACCAGGGCAGATTCACGCCTTCGACTTCGGGGAGTCCGGCGAGGCTGGTCGCCAGCGACGCCACGTAGCCGAGCGCGGCAGCGAGGGCGACGGTGAGCCACGGGACCGCGTTGAGGGTCGCGGCGCCGAGGTAGGGCAGCGCGATCGCGAGGGCGGTGTAGGCGGCGCGCAGCGCGGCATCCTTCCACCAGATCGGGTTCGACAGGTTCGAGAGCATGGGGTGTCCTTCCGGGACGGTGAAGACCCCGGCCGACGCCGAGGTCAGTTGGTGAGTCCCTCCGGCCACGGGGGTGACGGGGGCTTCTTGCCCTGGTCGATGTGGTCGCGGAGGGTATGGATGTAGTCGTCGCGGATCCGCTCGCGCTTCAACGACGCATCGAGCCGGGCCTCGACCTTCTCGGCGCGGGCGAGCGCGTCCTTGACCTGCTCCTGCAGCTGGTCGATGAGCGCGTTCTCCCGTGCCCCTCCGCGATTCAGCAGCGCCACGATCACCGCAGCGGCTGCGGCGATCAGGCCGACCACGAGAGACGGGATCGAGCTGGCGAGCGTCGACCACGCCTCAGCCGGCACGAGATCGCCTCGTGTGCCAGATCGACAGGATCGCGATGATGATCGCGGGACCGAGGTAGGTCGTTGCGGTCAGCCACTCCCGGGACTCTCGCCCGTAGGCCAGAGACTCGCCCCACCCGATCAGGTAGGCGAAGCCCCACGCGGTCATCATCCCGGTCAGAGCGCCCCACGCGATCGCGTCGCGGGGCTGGAACGCGAGCACCAGGCAGATCAGCCCGGCGATCACCCAGAGCCCGGCCCACGTCTCAAGAGTGAACGGCGGGCTCGCGATCATCTCCAGGCCGCGTGGGAGCACGTCCGGCTTCGACCCGAGCGGAAGGTAGGCGATGCCGCGGGCGACGCAGTATGCGCCTGCGACGAGCAGTGCCGCACCGCGGGCTCCGTTCAGTCGGAGTCGCATTCCTCAGGCCTTGGCGGCGTCGTAGATCTTCTGCAGCCGGTCGGCGTACCGGTACTCGCTCGGCTTCGGAAGCCGACCGTTGAGATCCTCAGCGACCCACGCGAAGTCCATGAGCGCCAGCCACCAGCGGAGATTGTCGTCGTTGAACTGTCGCTCGCCAGCGGCGATGCGCTGGTCGGTGGAGAGCGCGTCGGCGATGGGCGCGGCCGGCCAGGCGCCGGTGTTGCCGAACGCGGTGAGGCGGAAGCCGTGCAGGTTGGCGTGGGCGGTGATGCCGTAGCCGGGGATCATCGTGTAGCTGACGCCCGTGGACTCGCGGCGGAAGTTGATCGGCATGTCGTCCTCCTTGGACTGTGCGGGCATCGCGGTTGTGCTGGGGTTGATGGTGATCGCCGCGAACGCGGGGACCGTGAACGGGTCGAAGTCGCCGATGTGCCACAGCTCGCGCGGCGTGACGAAGTCGACGGTGAAGCCGACGAGACGACACAGCGCCACGAACCGAGCCCACGCGAGGGACTCGTTCCCGGGCGCGAGGTCGCGCCAGTTGTAGACGTCGATCGCCGCGCAGTCGCGCCCGTTGAAGGTGAGGCCGTGCGAAGACGTCCCCGGCACCGCCGCCCAGATGCCCAGCTCCTCTCGGTACTGGACCTGGATGTCGAGCGGGCGGTATCCGTTCCAGCCGGGCGTGATGACCAGCCAGACGCGGTATTTCTCCCACGCGAGCCGCTGCATCTCCCGCCAACGGGCGCAGGTCCCGGCCGGGAGGTATTGCTGATCGCCGACCTTGATCAGATCGCTGAGCGGCGCCTTGCCGTTCTCGTAGCGCGCCATACGCTCGCTCCTTTCAATTTGTCCACATGCGCTAGACAGAGTGTGTCTATGTCGAGTAGACTGATTGCATGGTCAGTGAGCAGCCCACCCGCAAGGTCGTCAAGCAGATGCGCGACGCTGGATGGGTGCCGCTGCGCACCGTCGGGTCGCACACGACCTGGCAGTCCCCGACCGGAGCAACGTTCACGCTCCCCGACGGGCACAGGACCATCAGCCCCGGCGTCTACCGGCAGCTGCTGAAAGCACTCGGCGAGAAGTGAGGAAGGGAACCATGACCAGCTACACCGCCACCGCGACCCGCGAGGGAACGTGGTGGATGATCCGAATTCCGGAGATCGACGGGCTCACCCAGGCCCGCAGGCTCGACCAGGCAGGCGAAATGGCACGCGAGTACATCGCCGCATCTCAGGACGTTCCCCTCGAGGACGTTAAGGTGACCGTGACCGTGAAGAGCGTCGCCGGCATCGACGTGATGGCAGAGAAGCAGGCGATCGACAATGCCCGCTACCAGGCATCCGTCGCTGAGCGCGAGGCGACAGAGCGGGCCGTGACTCTCGCAAAGCGACTCTCAGCGAGCAAGCTCACCGTCCGCGAGATCGGCACCGTGATGGGCATCTCTCATCAGCGCGCCGATCAGCTCCTCAAACGATGAGTAGGGTGAGCGACATGAAGCGTGGAATCATCGCCGCGGGGGCGGTCGCGATGCTGCTGCTCACCGGGTGCACCGCTACGAATCAGGCCGCGAGCAACGACACGGGCTCATCCGCCGCACCCGTAGCTTCCGAGGCGCCGCTGGTCGCCGAGACGCCCACCGCGGCCGCAGACGGCGGCGAGACCGCGTTCCTTACTGAGGTGCGCGCGAAGCTTCGGCCCGACAACGTGATTCCGAACGCCACCGACGAACAACTCCTCGCCGCGGGCCATCTGGCTTGCGAGAGACTTGCCGAGAGCCAGAGCGGCGAGCAGGTCTCTGTCATCGATGGGGAAAAGCCCGACCAGGGCGGTTACTACCGCGACAGCATCCAGATCCTGAACGCTGCCGCGTCCACGCTCTGCTAGCCGGCGACAACCCGACGCACGTCGCCTGCCGCGTTGATATAGAGGGAGCCGACGGGGCTGTCGTCGGGAGTGAGGCTCTTGGCAATCGGCACGAGATTTGCGAGATTCACCTGTCCATCGACGACGAGGGACTGCGCGATTCGGGCCGAGCCGTTCACCCGGAGCTGCGGCGTGTTGAACACGATGGCGAGCAGCGAAGATATGAAGCCCTCGGCTGCGCCTGAGATTCGCACCGGTCCGACCTGGATGTAGCCGCCGGTCGCGACGTCGAAAGAGCCCGTCAGGTTGACGTGTCCGGAGATCTCACCGTTCCCGGTGATCGACCAGCCGTTGCCGTTCAGCTTCATGACACCGTTGATGTCCATGTCGCCGACCTGCGTGACCTTGCCGGTGACGGTGTAGTTCCCGGTGATCTCCCCCGACCCCGTCAGCTTCCACGGGCCGCTGACCTGGAATGTTCCGGTGACGGTGGTGGGCCCGCTGACGCCGAAGGTTCCGGTGACGTTCGTGGTTCCGTCGACCTGCAGGGTGCCGACGATCTCGACACGGCCGCCCGAGTCCACGCGGAGCAGCCCTCCGATGAAGCGCATCCGCCCCGACGTGATCGAGGAGTTTTCCAGCCACGAGCCGGATTCGAGCTTGCGGAGCCGGTAGAAGATGTCCTTGATCCACGCGGTCACGTCGTTGAGGCTGGTCGCCATCACTGCACCTCCGGTTGGATGACGCGGCCCGAGTCGCCGGAGACCTTCACGACGCGCACATGGTGCTCGCCGTCGGGGATGACGGGGTCGCCGTACACCTCGATTTCGAGCGTGCGCCCGGGCGTGACGAGTTCCGGGCCCCACCCGTCGCCCGCGGTGTAAGAGCCGATGTCCCACTGGATGACGGCGCCTACGTTCGCCGCGTAATAGGTGTCGGTGGCCTGCTGCAGCTCGTTGCCGATCAGGTCGGGGAAGCTCTTCCGGGTGTCGCGGATAGGGATGCCGACGGTCCCTCCGGCGCTCGCGCGATGCTGATCTTCGCCGGTCCCGGCGCCGATGCCCTCTACTCCGGTGACCTGGTTGGCGCCATCGACGCGGTAGCGGATCCCAGCGAGTGGGGACTGCTCGGCTTCGAGGTGGAAGTGGGTTCGGCCCGCGTCGATTGGTGCGCCAACGAGCGTGCGGAAGCGGACGCCGCCGGACTCCGTCGGGTAGGGCGCGAAGTAGATCTCGCAGCCCGTGCGGTCGCGGATCTCCTTCAGGACATCCCCGATGAGCGTGCCCTTCCAGAACACCCACTCTCCCGAGAAGCCCCCGCCGCCGTCGGCGGGGAGATCGATCGGGAGCTGCCACTGGGCGTTCCACTGCATCATCCGGGCGACCGCGGCGCGCACCGCGCCGGACGCCGACTTGTTCGTGATCGACAGCTTCGAGTACTTGTCCGCGCCGACACCGTCGATGAGCCGCCAGTCGGCGAAATCGAATACGTCGACCGCGGCGACTGTGACCGCGCCCTTGTCGCGGTCGTAGTCGAAGCTGTCGATCTTGTGCGCGCACATCACGACGTCGCCGGCGTGCGCACCGCCGTTCTCTCCCCACCAACGGACCAGCATCCGCGCGTTCGGATTGAACAGCCACCGGATGTTACCCGTGCCCCACGTCTGCTCGCTGAGCACGACGGTCAACGAGCTCTCCCCGTCGCCGGACAGGCTCGCCGAGAACGGCGCGTCAGCGGTCACCGAGAGCCGCTCGATTGGATTCCCGGTTGCCATGTCGTGCACCCAGAACGACCACTCAGCGACCATGGCGGCCTCCTTCCGGTCAGACGTAGGTGTCGGCGAGGAGGACCCGGCCGGGCGCGGAGAGCGTGTGCTCCCACTGGGTGCCGTTCGGGACCGCCCAGATTCGCCCGCGTCCGACGCCCGGCATCCAGACCCCGTTGCGGGTCACGCGGCCCGTGCGCATGTCCAGACGGTGTGTGCCGCCTGCCGTCGCGCCGGTGACCGTGAACGTCCCGGCGGGGGAAGTGACGCTCCATGCAGCCGGCGCGGAGGGGATCTCGATGGTTGGCGTCGCCGGGAAGTTCCCGCGTGACGGGACGAGCACTGCGCCGCCTCCTGCGCCGACGACGAACGGTTTCGCGTCGACCGCGTACTTCCTCGGGTCAGCCGCGACTAGTTGTGCCGCCATCGACCCGCGGAGCATCCCGCCCGCGCGTCGCTGCAGATCGACACCCTCGGCCGAGATCACGCGCACGAGCGACGTGAGTTGCTGCCCCAGGTGGTCGACGACGAGCCAGAACCGAAGGCCCGTCGCGCCCCACCCGTTCACCTGATCGCACCACTGCTGCAGCTCGAACTCGGATCGCGCCAGGATCACGCCCGGGTCGATCGTGATCACCCGAGCGGGGAGGCGAACCGGGACATCGAACTCGCCATCGGACACGGCACGCGCCATCGCCTCGCGGCGACGAGAGGGAAGACCCTGCCAGCCCTGCAGGCCGTCACGACCTACGAACAGCCCCGTCTCCGCCGACGGGGAGGGCGCGCCACGAATGACGAGCCCTCCCCCGCGGACCTCGAGCGCGCTCATGTGCCCGCCCTTCTCGCCACACCCGCCAGCGCCTGGCCGGCGGCCACGACAGCGACCTCCGGGTCCATCTCGGCGAAGTTGTTGTTCTGGGTGATCTGGGCTGGCGCCGACCCGCTGCCGTTCCCGCCGCTCGCGGATCCGTCTGCGGTGATGGTGGAAGAGACGGTGCCGATCATCGCCTGCATGCGTGCGGCTTCCGCCTGCGCGGCGGCCGCCATCGCTGCCGACGCCCGCGCGACGTCGCCCTGCCCGTCCCCGATACCACCGGCCATCTGACCGGCGATCGCGGCGCCGCCGGAGCGGAGCGCGTACCAGCCCGACCCCGACAGGGGACCGCGCTTGGCTGGGGAGTGCGGGAAGAAGTCGCCGACGAAGTCCATGAGGCCGCCGAGGGCGTCCCCGACCTGACCGAACATCGACCCGATGCCATCGATCAGCGATTGGATGATCGCCTTCCCGGCATCCAGCAACGCGGGACCGAGCGCGAGGATCGCGTCGACCATCGCCGGACCCATGTCGGTGAGCGTCTGCTTCAGCTGAGGCAGCATCTCCGGGATCGCGGTCACGAGCGCCTTGAACAGCTCGATCCCGGCGTTGAGCAGCGTCGGGATGAGGCTGATCAAGGTGGTGATGATCTGCGGCAGCATGCCTACGATCGCGACGAGCAGCTGCGGGATCACTGTCAGCAGCCCGAGGACGAGCTGCAGGAACAGCTGGATGACCGTCTCGAGGAGCATCGGGATCATCCCGATGATCGTCGTCAGCAGCGTCGGCAGCAGTCCCACGAGGGTCGTTAGGAGTTGCGGGATGACCTGCACGAGCCCGAGTACCAGCTGCAGGAACAGCTGGATCGCGGTCGTGAGCAGAGTCGGCAGCATCCCGAGCAGGGCCGAGAGGATCGCCGGGAGCGCCCCGATGATCGTGGTCAGCAGGACCGGGATCACCCGGATGACGGCCTGCACGAGCCCGAGGAATAGCTGCATCGCCCCGGTGACGAGGGTCGGCAGCATCCCGACGAGCGCGGTGATCAGCCCCGTGACGAGGTCGACGATGCCGGAGACGACGACCGGGAGCGCCGCGATCAGTCCGGCTGCGAGGGCGGACACGAGCTGCAGTCCTCCGGCGACGATCATCGGGAGGTTCGAGACGAGCGCGGTGATGAGGCCCTGCACGAGCTGCAGCGCCCCGGACACGAGGACCGGGACGGCACTGACGATTCCGAGCACGAGCAGCTGCACGAGCTGCACCGCGGCGGTGAACAGGGCGGGTGCCTGGGCGAGGATCCCCTGCACCAGCTGAGGAACGAACGTGACGATCTGCGCGACGAGCCCGGGCAGGGCGTTCACGACCGACATCACGACGCTGGTCAGCGAGGTGACGAGGTCGGCGGCGTTCCCGCCGGTGAGCGCGAAGCCCGCCAGTGCTGCGGCGACGATCCCGACGGGGCCTCCCAGGAGCCCCAGGGCGCCCGTGAGGCCGGGAATGAGGGTCGTCAGCAGCGGGATGCGGGACAGGAGCGCGCCCAGTCCCCCCGCGCCGAGCGCCACGAACGCACCGGCGAGCGGCGCAACGATCCCCTGCATCCCGGCCAGGGCGCCGGAGAAGATCGACGCGCCCTCACCGATCCGGGTGAGGAAGCCGGTGATGCCGTCGAGCGCGGGGCCGAGCACCTTCAGCAGCACGCCGCCGAAGGCCTTCGCACGCTCCTCAATGGGGGCGAGCGCGGAGGTCGCGGCCTGGATCAGCGGGCCGATCTTGCCGTAGATGGGCTGCAGCGCGTTCGCGCCGATCCGACCGAGCGAGGCGAGGAAGTTCTTCGCCGCCCCGGGGACGGTCTTGCCCATTTCGTCAGCGACGGTGCCGGCGGCCTTGGTCGCGGCCTTCGAGAAGGTCTCGAAGTCGACCTTGCCGTCGGAGGCCATCTTGAAGACCTCGCCGGCGGTGACACCCATCTGGTCGGCGAGCGCCTGGTAGATGGGGATGCCGCGGTCGGCGAGCTGCGCGATGACGTCGTTCTGGACGCCGTTGGCCTGGGTCGCGGCCTTGTTGAAGATCGACCCCATCTCCTCCATGGAGATGCCCGCGGCTGACGCGTTGTTCGCGATCGACTTGAGGTGACCCTGGAGGGCCTCGCCCGGCTTGATGCCGGCGGCGACCGCGGATGCCGCGACCGTGGCGGCTTCCCCGAGTCCGAACGACGTGCCCCGCACGGACGCGAGGGCGTCGCCCATGATCGTCTGGACCGTGCCGGCGTCGTTACCGAGACCGGTGAGCTTCGCGCGGGCGGTGTCGATCGCGTTCAGCCGGGCGAAGCCCTTCGCGAACGACAGCCCGATGCCGGCGGCAGCGATGGAGACGGCGCCGGTAGCCGCGGACTGGATGCCGGAACCGAGCGCCGACCCTGCGGAGCGTGCCGCGCTTGAGGCGGCTGAGACGACCGGGCGGAACGCGGCGGCCGCGGCAGAGCCGAGCCCGGACAGACCGGACCGGAATGCACCGACGAGCTGCGTCGCGGCGGGACCGCCGAACGCCGCGATCTTGGTGAACGCTGCGCGAACCTGCGTGGTGACGGGGCTCAGGTAGGACGACACCCGAGTGCCGAGGCGCACGAACGGCGATGCGAGCAGCGTCCCCGCCGCGACCGCGTACTGCGTGTACGGCGCGAGTGCTCCGCGAACGGTCGAACCGACACTCGACACCCACGCCCGCGTCAGCCCCGCAGCCTTCGCGAGCTGCCCACCGATCATCGTCGCGAGGGACGTGAACGCGGACGCCGCCTGCTGGGCGCCAGCGCGCGCCAGACGCCCGAGGTACGTGAACCCTGTCACGTCCAGCAGGGCGCGAGTGAGGCCGCCCAGCGAGCCGGTGACGCCGCTGAAGGCGGACTGCGCGGCACGCGCGTCGGTGAAGCCCGAACGGAAGTTCGCGAGCATCTGGCGGATGCCGCCGGACGCTGCCACCGACGTCGCCGCGACGCCGGCCTGTGCGCCGCGGAGGTTCTCCTGCGCAGCGCGCAGGCGCGCGGTCGCGGCAGCGACGGCCTCCGTGGAGGTCGCGGAGGTCCGACGAACGGATGCCAGCCGCTCCTCCGCAGCGACCGCCTGCGAGGACTCAGCGCCCGACTTGGCGATTGCCTCCTGCAGACGAGCCTCGGCGATGCGAACGCGACCGGCGTCATCCTGCTGCCGCAGCCGCGCCTTCGACAGCGCGGCGGATGCCGACGCGACGTCGCGGGTCAGACCGGCGACTTCTCCCGCGGCCATCCCCGCCGCCGCGGATGCGACGGACGACTTCAGGTCCTGGCCGAGGCTGCGGCCGAGCTTGCGGCCGATGCCGCGGAACCCGTCCTCCGTCGCCTTCGCTCCTGCCAGACCGGCGGAGGTCGCTTCACGGGCGACCGTCGAGCGGAATCCCCGCATGGTGGGGACGACTGCGAAGTGGCCGGAGCCGAGCTCGTCGGACATGCCACCTCCCCAGGGTCAGCTGAAGACGAAGTCCGCCTCGAGCGCGGATTCGGCCGCAGCGATCTCATCGGGCGTGGCCGCCGACTGCTCTTTCGGCAGCTTCATCGACCAGGGCATGACCGCCATCGCGGCATCCCGCTTCGGGATCTGCGCGACCATGGTCAGCAGCTCCGGCATGGATGCCGGGTACGCCCACCCCGCAAGTTCGGCGCCGAGCGCCGTCGACGGATCCGCCGCGGCGCGCTTGACGAGGACGCACGCCTCGCCCCAGCTCACGGCGTCACCCAGGTCCGAGAGCCCGATCCCGCAGGACGAGCGAAGCGTCCACGCGGCGGCGGAGCGGTGCTCTCGGATGATCTGGACGACGCTCAGGATTCCGGGAGCTTCGCCCCCGCGATGCGCTGGAAGACCTGCGAGAACTTCGTCGCCATGGCGATCGTCTCCGGCAGGTTGTGTCGGGTGAACTCGTCGCGCGCCTCCGGGCCGCCCCACTGCTCGAGCATGAGCTTCACCTGGTCGACGGGATCCGCGGCCTTCTCGCTGAGCGCGTCGAGTTCGTCGAGAGAGATGTTCAGCGGCAACTTCACCTTGACGCCGTCTTCGAAGCGGCCGATGAAGTTCTTGCCGACGATGATGTACTTGATCTTCGGCGCGAGCGCGTCGATCGCCTTCTGCTCGTCCTCCTCGGTCCAGGCGTCGAAGTCGAGGCTGTCGAGGTCGATGTCGTCGAGGTCGGTGACTTCCGCCGCGGGGGCGGGCTTGCTGGCGGCACGTGTGGCCATGTGATGTTCTCCTATCGGGGTTCTCGGGTTCGGGCGAAGGCTGGCCGGGTGACCCGATAGCACCCGGCCAGCCGGTCTGTCACGCGACGGTGACCGAGGGGCTGGAGCCGCCGGTCAGCGCCTTCGACGCGAGCGCGAGCACCGCGGCCGTCGGCAGCGTCACCGTGTACGGGCCCGTGCCGCTCGCGGTGATCCCGGAGATGCCGGTCACTCCCGCGAGGCCGTTGAGCGCGTTCGAGACCGCCGAAGCGGACGCGTCGAACGCGATCGGCGGCGTGTTCACACCGTTCAGCGACAGCGTGAAGGTGCCGCCCGTGGGGGTGCCCGTGATGGTCACCGCCCAGCCGGTCTTCGCAGTCGCGGACGTGGGCTGGATGAGCCAGTCGCGGTAGAACCCGCCTACCGTCTCGTCCCAGATCCACTCGAAGGTCACGGCGCGGCCGTTCACTTCGCCGCGGGTCTCCTGGTCGGTCTCGACGGCGGAGATGCGCGCGAGGCCGTTGCGCACACGGGTCGCACCGTTCTTGTACTTCGTGACGACCAGAAGCGGGAACACCGTGTCGGGGGTGAGCCCGGACACCACGATCATCCCGTTCGCGTCGGGCGTCTTGCCCGTGGTGAGGCGGCGCACGCGCTGGTCGAACTGCGCGAGGTTGATCTGGATGGTCGGCTGGTCGTCGCCGGCAAGCTTCTTGCCGCGCTGGAAGAACTCGATCGCGTCGCCCGCGTCGCCGCCTTCCTGGGGGCCGCCGTCGACCTTGAACAGGCCGACCTTCTCGTACCCGGCCGGGACCGCGATGGGCAGCGTCGCGCCCTGCAGCGACGTCAGGTACGTCGGCTCCCCCGTGAGCTGCACGGCCGCGAACCCGGTGATGGGGACGCCAACCGCGCCGAGGTCGTCGCCATCGGCATCTGCTGTCATTTCTCCTCCTTCAAAGGAAGGGCCGCCCCACCCTGGGACGGCCGCATGGGGTTGGCGTCGGCGGTCAGGTGCCGACGACCGTGTACTGAGCGGTCTGATACCGCCGAGCCACGTCGAGCGCCTCGGGAACGGAGTACGGGCCGTTGAACCCGTCCCGCTCGACCGAGGCGATAGGACTGTTGGGTGCGGTGACGATCTCCTCGTCCGCGAGGACTGAGGACAGCCACCGCGCGACGTCGTTGACCGGTTTCGGGAACGCCTTCGACCCGCCGAGCACAGTGGCGCCCACAGAGCGGTCGAACGTCGTCAGGTCTTTGCGAGGCCCGGAGTCGTCGCGCAGGACGATCAGCGGCCGCTCCATCTCGACGGTGAGGTCGTCCGGCTCCACGTTGTCGACGTCGACGTCCACATCCTCGGAGGCCGCGACGCTGCGCACGTACTCGGTGAGCCAGAGCTCGAAGTCGGGCGGGGTGACCCTAGCCACGGCGACGCAGGCCCTTCATCGCGCGGACGACGATGCCGCGCTGGGACTCCAGGAGGAGCGTCTTGGAGTCGTGGCCCACGATTCGCCACACGGTGCGGTAGCGGGACTTCCGAGACTCGAGACGGAAGCCTTGTTTGTAGTCGCCGCTGTCTTCGGGGGCGGAGGCGATGATGGCGGCGAGCCCCTGCTCTGCGATCTTCCGTGTCGCCTCGATGACCTGCGGCGACTCCAGGATGCGATCCATGACCGGCTGGTTGAACCGGATGTCAGCGTCTCGGCGGGCCATGCGCGCCTCCTTCCGTCAGCCGACGTATCGGGTCAAAGGGATCTCCCGCGGCGGCGTCCAACCGGTCCACGGGTTGGAGTCGGCCGCGGGCGGGATGCCGTCGATCGTGTAGACGTCGGCGCCGACGCGGATCCGGTCGCCCTTGCGAACGTCGAAGTCGCCGGCGCAGAACAGGGACTTGGATTCGGCGGCCTGCTCCCGGGCGGCGTCGCCGAGCCGCGAGGTCGACGTCTGCGCGACGAACGCTCCCGGGATCGGGAGCACCTCGGGGTCGTCCCAATTCGCCGCGACGGACTTGCTCGGGTTGTACGGGCTCGCGACGCGCTTTGCACGGAGGCGCTCCACTGTGCGGCCGTGAGGGAAGCTCACGAGTACGTCTCCGGCCACAGGCGCGACACCGGGCGCTCGAGCGGGAAGCTCCCGCGAGGCAGCCCGGTCGGCGCCGACGCCGTGCAGAGGGACCGCAGCCCGGCGCGGTCCTGGGCGCTCCATGTCTCGGCGTCCCAGTACGCCACGCGCGCTGAGCCGATCGACTGGTCCTTCACACGCCGCGACCCGGGCGCGGGGGCCTCTGCGGCCACACCGCGAAGGATCGCGAGCGCATCCTTCTTCTCCTCCGAGTCGTTCTCGAACGAGTCGATGCAGGGGGCGATGGAGCGTGCCGCGACGATGATGCGGCGCGCCGCGTCCTCGTCCACTCCGGGGAAGTCCTCGGGTGTGATCATCTCCACCGCCCCCTCTCGGGCTCAGGCTCCGCCTGCGCCGTCGGTCTCTTCGACCTCGTCGTCCTTCTCGATCAGATCGATCTTGAGGAGACGCTTGATCTCCTCGTCCTCGACCGTGGTGGGCAGCCGGCGGCCGCGGCGGAAGTACGCCTCGCCGCCCTGGGCGCCCTGCACCTTGACGACGATCTGCGCCGCCTTGACCTTGTAGCGCGTCTTGGCAGCCATCAGAGCCCCGTTCCCGTGATCGTGTAGCCAGCCGTCGGATCGACGACGACGGGCACCGTGATGCGGCGAGCCCGCAGCAGGTAGCCGTCCGTCTTGTCCTCACGGATGGTCTTCGTCTCGATGCCGTTGCCGGCGTCGCCGTAGCCCGGGCTCGAGTTCTTCTCGTCGGCCATGCCACCGAGCTCCGTCGTGTCCAAGATGAGCGGCGCGGCCGTCGGCGTGTGCGGCGACCGCAGCCACCGCAGATCCAGCACCGTCGGCCACTGGCCGGTGATCAGCGGGTTCGCCGCCTCACGAGGCAGCAGGCCCGCGTCGAGGAACGTCGCCATCACGTTCGCCCACTGCGTCGGCTTCAGCACGATCGTGTCGAGGGTGTGACCCTCTCCCGACTCCTCCGCCTGCGCCTTAGCCAGCTCGATGCTCAGGCCGATGTTCTTCGCCGTCGACCACGCACCGGACGACTGGGTCTGCGTGACCTTCGACGCGATCACACCGAGCGCGCTCGAGTCGACCGCGCGCACCATCCGGTTGATGAGCTGGTTGAAGGCCTTGTTCACGACGTCGATGCCGCGCCGCTTGATGGAAGCGTCGAGGATGGGGATGTCGCGACCGAGGTTCTCGACGGCGGCGCCGGCGAGCGGTCCGGTCTGTGCCTGCGATCGCGGGTACTCGCCGCCGGGCGCGACGACCTCGGGGTCGTCGTCGATCTCGATCGGCTCGCCGTTCTCGTACAGGATCGCGCCACCGCTGGTGGTGTAGCGACCGACGAGGAGCGCGTCCGCGATGAACTTCTGGGCCGCGATGCTGCGGATGCGGCGCGCGAACAGGGTCTGCGACGAGAGGATCGCGTGGATCTGCTCCGTCGTGAGGTCCTCGGTTCCGGCGACCGCCGGGACCGGGTAAGTGAGGGATGTCATTCCGCTCGGTCTCCTTGTCTCAGTCCAGAGCGATCTGGATCAGCTGGTCCGCGGCGGTCGCCGTGGAGATGGCCAGGCCCAGGCCGGTCTCGCCGGCACCGACGGTGGCGACCTTCCCGGCGGCGGCGGCCTTGACGCGGTCACCGGCCGCGATGGCGGCCGACGCGACGAGCTTCTGCACGCCCCCGCGCAGGACGAGCACGTCGCCTCCGGTCTTCGTGTCAGTGGCTGCGGCGCCGAAGACCTTCGCGCTGCCCGCGCCGGCGTGCGCGACGCGGCGAGGGCCGGTGATCTCGACGAGGCGGCCGCCGATGACATCGGCCGTCGTCTCGCACGTGATCTTGTCGCCCGGCTCGAACATGTGGATGTGGCTGGTCATGGCTCAGGCCCCCTTCTTGTCCTCGCCCCACGCGGAGGCGTAGAGCGCGTCGTCGGCGCTGGTGAGGGCGTCGACCTTGCCGATCTCGGTCGTGTTGACCGTTCCCGGGGCGAGCGACGAGATGAGCGCGGTCGCCTTGTTCTCGTCGGCGTCGAGCATCGCCCGGAAGTGCGAGTGCGACGCCGAGGTGATGCGTCCCTCGCGGAGCGCGGTGTCGATGATGCCGTCGCGGCGGGACTTGTCCTGCGCGGCGCGCAGCTCGGTGACGGCGCGAGCGCTGTTCTGCAGGTCCGCGAGGACGGTCGCGTCGATCGCGACGGTCCCCTCGGGCAGAGCGGCGGCGGCGGCCGTCGTGGTGGGGGTCTCGGGCTGCTCCGCGAGCGCCTCGTCGAGGGCTGCGAGCAGCGTCTCGTCGGTGGCGGCAGCATCGGTCACGCCGAGCCGCTCGCGAAGGCCAGCCGTCAGATCGCTGTAGGCCACAGCGTTCTCCTTTCGGTTGGGTTCACCCGGCTCGGACGAGTCGGGAGTCTGCTGGACGACGACGGGCACCGCAGCGCGCGCCCGCATCGCCATGTCGTATCGGGCGCGAGGAGTGATGCCGGCGTTCGCCTCGGGGTTCGGCGCGTCCGACCACTCGTCAGCGAGTCCCGCCTCGACGGCCTCCTGCGCCGTGTACCAGGACTCCGCCTGCATCTGCTCCCGCCAGTGCTCACGGGTCTTGCCCGCCCGAGCGGTGTAGATGTCGGCGTAGGAGTCGGAGAGCTTGTGCAGGATCCCAGCCGTGTCCTCCATGGCTGAGGCAGGGCCCCAGCATCCGCCGGAGGCATCGTGGATCATCAGCATCGAACCGCGGGCCATGGTGATCTTGTCGCCGGCCATCGCGATTGCGGATGCCGCGGAGGCGGCCAGGCCGTCGACCGTGACCTCCACCCGCGCGCGGTGACGACGGAGTGCGTTCATGATCGTGATGCCGTCCCAGGCCGCGCCACCGGGCGAGTTCAGGTGCAGGTTGATCGTGTCGACGTCGAGTGCGTCGATCTGCTCAGCGAAGCTTCGCGCTCCGACGCCGCCGCCGTACCAGCGTTCGCCGATCTCGTCGTAGATGTGGACGTCGGCGGACGTCGGCTCGCCGTCGTCGGCGGCCTTCGCCTCGATCCGAAACCACCCGCGGGAATCCTTGCTCATGCGGCCTCCTTAGCCAGGTCAGTCGGCGTGCTCGTGGTGGTCGACTCGACGGGGAGGCCCCACCGGTCGCGCACGTACGCCTTCAGGTGGTCGTCCACGACGAGCGCGCCGCACTCGATGAGCGCCTTCAGCACCTCGGCGGTGACCTGCTGTCGCTCACCGATCGGCGCCGGGACCAGCCGAGGCGCAGGCTCCTCCGGCCCCCAGTTGAGGTCGACGAGGTCTTCGATGACGTGCTGGTTGAACACGTCCGCCAGGAACTCGGCGATCGTGTTGAGCGAGTCCGTGAAGAATCCGCCGAGCACGTCGCTGAGCGCGTAGGAGCCCTTCGAGCTGTCGCCGCCGAGGTTGAGGAAGTGTGCGAGCACCGCGCGAGCGATCTGCTCGTCGTAGTACCGGATCGCCTTGTCGAGGTTGGGCAGCTGCCCCTCGACGCCGACGAACTTGAAGCTTCCGCCGGACCCGACGGCCAGGCCCGCCTCGTCGCCGGCGCGGGCAGCCTTGACCAGCTCCTCGCCGCGCTTGATCTGCTCGTCCATCCAGGCGAGCGCCTTGTCGGCGTCCATGCCCTCGGGCCATGCGGGCGCCTCGAACACGGGGATGCCGAGCCCGTTGCGCTCGGCCGTGAGCGCCTGGATGCGGAGGATGCGGTCCTTCAGCAGCGCCATCTTGTAGGCGGCGCGCAGCAGCGACTCACCGACCCAGTTGCCGCCCTCGCGCTCGTTGATGTACGCGACGAGGGCGCTCACCGGAATCGGCTTCCCGATCCCGTACTGCTCGATCGATTCGAGGCCGCCATCACGCGCGACGTTGATCTTCTCGATGGTCCGCGGGGGCCGCCATGCGAGCTTGGCGAGGGTGTCTCGACGCGCCGCGTCGACGGCGTAGACCTGTTCGAAGTAGGAGTGCCCGTAGACCAGGCACAGCATCGCCAGCCGCAGATGCTCCTTGAACGAGAACCGGCCCTTGAGTCGGCGGGGCGACGCGTTCGCCTTGCCCTTGACCGGCACACCGATGTTCCGGCTGACGAAGTCGGTGACCTCGTCCCGGCAGCCTGTGCCGTCGAGCGCCCAATCGGTGCGGATCACGGGGAGCGTGACCGCGCGGATGACCGACTTCACCTGTGGGTCTTCGCGCCGCATCCGATCGAACACGTCGATCGACTTCGGCCACATCATGTCCGGGTTCGTCTCGTGGGTCTCCTCCACGATGGACGACCAGCCGATGATCCCCCACGGGCTGACCTGATAGCCCTTCTCGGTCACGTCGGCCTCCTAGAACTGGATCGTGCGCAGGCTCGGCTCGCGGCTCTCCGTGCTCGTAGCTCGGATCACCCGCGGCGCGGGCGGCGGCGGTGCGGTCTGCTTGGGCGGCGGAGGCGTCAACATCTCCAGGCCGTAGAGGGCCTCGCTCTCGGCGATGAGCCCCGAGATGTCGACCGGCTTCGACCGGCGCCGCGACCACGCCTTGTTGTCGGCGTAATCCATGACGACGCCACCCTCGACGGCCGTGTCAATGTCCGGCTGCTCGATGATCAGCAGCTGCCGGTCACGGACGCGATCGCGCATGCGCGCGGTGGCGTGCGCGAACTGCCCGCCGTCGAGCGCGTGCACGATCAGTCCGGCCTCTTCGAGCAGCGGCGCGAACTCAGCGGCGCGGCATCCGCGGCTCTGTACGACCACCTCACGGTGACCGGACTTCTCCGCCAGCTCGATCATGAACCTCGGCACCCACAGCATCCCCGTGCGCTTCACGCGGGTGGTGACGAACGGGCGGCCATCGGTGGTGAGTACTGCGGCCGCGAGCCACGTCATGTCGTCCTCGCTGGTGTCCAGCGCCCACACGGTGCGCGAGCCGCGCGCGATGCTGATCTCCGAGGGGAGCACTCGGCGCGGACGCCAGTCCCGCGGGGAGATGTACGACTGGACCTGCGAGGTCACCCACTGGCACAGCACCTCGGTGCGGTACGACGCCTCGAGCATGTCGCGGGCATCCTGGAGGCACATCTCGACGGTGATCTCGCCGTACCCGATGCTCGGATTGGCCTGCAGGATCGCGTCGATGTCGTCAAGCCGGCATCCGTCGGGCGCCGACCACTCGAATAGAGCCGACGTCGGCGCGGCGAGCTCGCCGTTGGCGTACGCCTCCAGCTCGTCGATGCCTCGCGACAGCCAGTCCTCGATCTCGGCGATGCGCGTCTCGCGCTGCTTGCGGAGCACGACGGAACGGACATCGCCCGCGTTGGAGATGCCCCAGAGCTGGGAGTTGAACACCGCCTTGGTCGTCTGTGCGACGGAGTCCCACGCGTCCCACGTCTGCTGCTCGCGCATCTCATCCATGAGCACACGGGCCGCCGACTTGCCGCGGCCGCCCTTTCGAGATGCCGCGCGGACCTCGTAGTGGGCGCCGTTGCGGAGGTAGATGCCGGGCTGGCCGTTCTTCCGCTGGAGCTTCTGCACGGCCTTCGCGAGCGAGGGGACGTGGCCCTCGTTCTCGGCGTCACACCAGCGCCCGGTGAGGTTCCAGACGTCCTGCGCGGTGTCGAGGTTCTGGGCGGTGCCGAGCACCTTGAACCGAAACGGCGGCAGGCGCTCCTCGAAGCGGTCAGCGTCGACGAACAGCCACCACGCCGCAAGTACTGCGGCCAGCAGGCTCTTCCCGTTCTGGCGAGCCACCAGGACGATGACGCGGCGGAACCGGAAAGTGCCGTCCGGGTTCAGCTCGAGCGCGTGGATGAGGAGCCACTTCTGCCACGGGTACAGCGCGACGCGGAGGAACACGAGCGCGAACTCGATCACCTCGAATCCGAGCGACGTCTCCGGGGTGAGCGGGCGCAGCGGCCGTGTCCACAGGCGGGGCTCCTCGCTGCCGCGCAGGTCGGAGTAATCA